TTTGTTCATCAAGTGATTTTTCATTTGTATGATTCTGAACCAAATCTTCAAACTTGCTTTTTTTCTCTTCTAATAATTCTCTTTGTTTCTTTATATACCCAATGACAGCGTTTCTTTTTGCTTTTCTAATTGTTTCTGATTCTTCATCACTTTTGTATTCAGATAGTTCATCTTCACTGATCAAGTATATTAAAGCGGCAAAAAATAGAGTTTGGCCGAATGGTGAAGTTAGTACAGATTCAGATTTATCAGCCTCTTGCTCATCAATCATAAAAGCGTGTTTGATGGTTCTCCATGTGAAAAATGATGAATCACCCTTTTTGTTTTTAGGTAATTTTATATTATCAGGGATATTGATAATCTTTAACATTAGACTGTTTGTAGTTTTAGTATTTGCTTTTTTCTCTTTGAGAACATACTCACCAGATTCTATATTTTCATTTTCAGATTCAACAACTGTAACTTCAGAGTTTAGCTTTCTAGTTAATTTGATATTACCTTGATCGGTTGAGATGAACAAATCAATAGTGTCGTATCCTTCTTGTATGTCGAGTGGTCTATGCTTATCGTCATTTTTTGCACCTAAAACATAATCTATGCACTTATAGATGTAACTTTTTCCAGTGTCAGAAGGACCAGCTATGATAGTTAGCTTTTTTCCGAATTCAATTGTTGAAGTTTTTACGTTACTACCACTGACTACTAATTTTTCAAGTTTGATATATGACATTATTGGACTCCTCCTTCATACGTGCAAATCTTTTGATTTCTTTGATAGACATGTTTGAAACAGTTTTTTTAACTTTTAGTGCTGTCTCCTTATACCTTTTTGCATAATCGGTACTCATTTCTTTACAATGCTTAGATCCCCTATCACTAATACTATATAGAAAACCTTGTTTTGTATTTTTAACCTTAACCAATCCTGTTAGAACCAAATCTTTAATTGAAGTATTAATTAGTTTTCTCTGAGCTGTTAACTCATTAATCATAAATTTACTATCACCATTAATATTCTCTTCTCCAAAATCGTAATTTTTCTCATAGATTGTAAAAAAGTCAATATAAAGTATTTTCTCCTCATCTAAATCGGTTTTAAACGTATCTAGTAGAAGTAGTACTCTCATGGAAATTTCAAATGGAGTATTAAAAACAATTTCATTCATAGTTTACACCCATATAACCTTTCCATCATTTACAAGCATGTGAACCATTCCACTTTTTTCACTTGGACCAATGAAACCGTTGCCTGATTTAGCGAAAAACGATTTACTGAATGTTACTTTTATTACAATGTCCATTGTAGAGTTTAGTTTCTCGAATCCATCTTTGTGAGCAAGTGAAATGTTATACTTAATAGCATCGTAGACTTCTTGTTTCATGTTATTAAATTCTTGAATTGAATCAGAAAAGAAATCACGAATTTGATGTAATACGCTCTCTGCTGAGTAATAGAACTCGCGATGCAACTGAAGATTAGTTTTGTATATCGGTTCAGTGTCTAAGTCACTCAAAGCAGCTATAGGTTTACTTGTTTTTTGAGAGTACACTTCAAATAACGCATTTATATATTTGTTTTCCTTTTTTGAAGGAAGATTTGGAACCTGCAATGGTGCAGGAAGTGCTATTGTTTTTTTACCAACTTTCAATTTGTCGTTTCCAATGAAAACGGCATTTTTTATTGATCCTTTTTTATTAGTGTTTGAACGCTCATTAAGAATATCAATCAGCGCATTTGTGATGTCATCAATTATATTTGTATCAGTTATAGTGTGTCCTTTATCTTGGAAATCTTTAATTAGTTTCTCGATAGATTCATCAGATAAGTTAGCATTTTCAAAAACCTCAAAGAAATTATCGGAAGTGACTTTTCCTTTTAAGTAATTAGCATCAGTAATTGGCATATCTTTTTCACTATTTCCATTTAATAACTTATTACAAAAATTATCAGATTTCATAAGAACCCGATTTACTTGTTCAATCTCATCAGCGTCTGAATCTGTGAACCAACTCAGAACAGTTTGGTATCTTAAGGAATCCTTTACTCTTTTAGTTTTGGAGTCAGGTGGAATTTGTGTTGAAAAATAACCGCTAATGATATTGATAAATTCAAATAATTTCATAGAAGACCTCCTAGCATGAATCAGGACCAAACTTACAAGTCCTGTTTCGGACAAGTTCAAATCGTGTCATTTGATAGAATGAAGTCGGATAATTGTTTAGCAAAAGATTTTCTATCGTTTTTAATTAATTATACCATTTATCGCAAACAAAACACAATCTAAGCCGAATAATAAGTTCGCGATATCAAATTTAAACATGTATATTTGCTAGCCAGTACTTCACAACTCTGATCAAGTTGGTCACATTGAAGTGCAAAACAATAAAATAATACAGTTCATTCTAATGTGAAGAGTGGCCTGTAAATTGAAATGGATGTACAAATCCGTTCTCTTTACTACGCCACTGAACCGCCTAAATAAACGAGAATAGTGCCTCCATTTCAGAATAAAAATCTGATTTGGAGGTATTTTTTATGAAATTACGTAAAACACCAATCTCGAAAAGAATGACATACACCTATGTTTTTGCTAATGGAGATAAGGTCATCCTTGAACCAGGAAGATCAACAACGATTTATGCATCCGGTGGTAGAACCATACAAGTTGATGAGTCTATCACTGAAATCACAATTACAGAACTTCATAGACAAGATGATGCTGAAGTAAGAGCGAACCTTAAATATATCAACTGTGAAAGCAACATAGAGCGACAAGCACGCATAGCTAATAAAAAGAAGTGGGCTATGGAACATCCTGAAGAAGTTAATCCATATGACAAACCACCAAGAATCATGAATCTCGATGCATTTAATGATGATGAAAACTCACAAGACGATAAAAGCAGTCTGTTATATAAAGCATCTATTTACTCAGAGCAAATCAACTCTGATGATAATTATGAAAAGCTCGAGATCATCAAAGAGTTTGTAGCTACATTACCATCTACCATGCAAGAGATGTTTGACCTTATCTATATTCAAGAACTAAAACAATCAGATGTTTGCTCGATATTAGGTATATCAAAAAGCACAGTATCAGAACGTGTGAAAACACTAAATAAAAAAATAATTGAACATTTTTCAAACCAACCCGAACTTTTGAGATAAAAATGCGGACTAAGATTTAGAAGGCAAAAAAGCACTTCTAGAAAAGAGGAAAATATGCAAGACAAAAAGCATAGGGTTCGCATTAACTTAGCGGACAAAATAAGTAGGAATACCAACATCATCGAGACAATGGATGAGACACTTCCAAAGAAACTATTCAATAAATTATTTGGTAAGAAAAAACGAGTCTTGATCATTGCACCAAGTGATTCGGTAACAGGCATTGAAATTTATGAAGAGGTAGGTGAAAAAAATGTCAAGAAGTCCAACAGTTCACAGTAGAAAGTATAGTCCGAGTAAAAGCAGTATCTGGTTAAATTGTCCATTAAGCACAATATTTTATGATGGTACAAACCAAGAAACAAGTCCACAAGCAGAGTTCGGTACGCAATGCCATGAGTTAGGTGCAGCACTTGTTAGTAAGTCATTGGGTCTAGTTGATTATGACAGTGAAGAGAAACCAATCGACGACCTCATCAAGGAACTTGATATGTATTCAGACGAGATGCAAAACGTTGCGGATGGATATGCAGACTACATTATTAACACCATAGAATATGAAAAGAAACGTTCTAAAACAGAACCATTTGTCGTTATCGAACAATTGCTGGATATGGATTTTGATGAAGATGCAAGGGGTACGCTAGACTGTGGCATTATCTCCGGAGTAGATGGTGGAACACTCACAGTTATTGATTTAAAGACAGGACGATCACCAGTTTATGCATTTGACCACGAAACTGGAACATTCAACACACAACTTGCCATTTATGCTCTTTACTTTTACAAGGCGTACAAGGATTTATATCCGGTGAAAAACATAAGACTTGTAATTTACCAACCTGTCATCAACAACACGAATGATTACGATATGCATATTGATGAGTTATTGAAGTTTGAATCAGAAGTATTAATTCCAGCGGTATTGAGTACAAGAGTAGAGACGCCACATGGAAATCCTGGTAAACATTGTCGTTATTGTTCAGGTAGAGAAACATGTGCAGTTAGAGAAAATGCCATGATGGAAACATTCAATAATTCCAAAAAGCCGATGACAGTACTTACAGATAAAGACATTGAAAAGTTACTTCCAAAACTTGATGAAATGATCCAGTTTGCCGAAGACATCAAATCTTACGCATTAAAGAAAGCGAAACGTGGATACAAGTGGCCAGATTATAAATTAGTTCACGCTCGAGTTTCAAGAAAGATTACAGATGAGCCTGGATTGATTAAGGCTTGTGAGGAAGCAGGAATTGATCCATACACAGCAAAGAAAGTTGCAGGTATTACTGAACTGACCAAACGCATAGGTAAAGATAAAGTCACTAGCATTATCGGACCATACATCACAATGCAAACAGGTTCAATGATTCTAGTACCAAACACAGATCCTCGTGAAGAGGTAACAACAATTGAAAGTAAAGACTAATGGGTTTATTAAGAGATTTAACTGGCCAGGAATTTGGCAGATTAACTGTCATTGAAAGAGCAGGATCTAAAAGCGGACACGCACTTTGGTTGTGTAGATGCAACTGTGGGAATACTACGAAAGTTTTCTCAGGAGACCTAATTAAGAAATCAACAAGGTCATGTGGTTGTTTAAAGAGTGAATGGCTGAAAACTGACAAAAACCATCAGAGAAAAGCAGGAAAAGCTAGAGGTGCACAATTATTAAAACATGGTGGTTCAGGCACAAAACTATACAATGTTTGGAAGTCAATGCACCAAAGATGTAGTAACTCAAATGATAAATATTATCACGACTATGGTGGAAGAGGAATTAAAGTATGTGAACATTGGAATGATTTCTCAACTTTCAAGGAATGGGCTTTGAACAATGGATATGATTTATCTGCACCATATGGAAAATGTACAATTGACCGAATTGATAATAGTAAAGGATATTATCCTGAAAATTGTCGATGGGTAGATATGAAAATACAAGCAAATAATAGGAGGAAAAAAGATGCTTAAAATTAACAAAGGAAAAATAGTAAGACCAAAAAAAGTAGTGATATATGCAGGTGAAGGAGTTGGGAAAACAACACTAGCAAGTAAATTCCCAGACCCACTATTTATTGACACAGAAAATGGTTCATACAATTTAGATGTTGCCAGAGTGGATAAACCAGATTCGTGGGATGAACTGATCGGAATTGTAAAAGCGATTGCTTCGGAAGATATCTGTAAAACACTGGTAATAGATACAGTAGATTGGGCTGAAATGTTAGCGATTAGTAATGTGTGTGAAAAACATCGAGTAACTAGTATTGAACAGATCTCATACGGAAAAGGGTACACATATGTTGCTGATAGATTTATTGAACTATTCAAAGAACTGGACAAAGTAATAGATAGTGGAAAACATGTTGTATTGACCGCACATTCAAAAACTAGAAAATTTGAATTACCAGAAGAACAAGGACAATATGACAGATACGAAATGAAACTAACAAGACAAGTAGCTCCTTTGATTAAGGAATGGTCAGATTTATTGCTATTTGGTAATTACAAAACATTTGTAGTAACTACTGAAAACAATACCAGAAAAGCTCAAGGTGGAAAGCGAGTAATGTACACTACTCATAATCCTTGCTGGGATGCAAAAAATCGCGATGAATTACCAGATGAATTAAATCTTAGCTTCTCAGAAATTGAACACTTATTTACAGAACAAGATTTCACAAAACCCGAAGTACCATTTCCTGATCCCAAAGATATTACAACTCTAGCATTTGTTGAGGAACTTAAGAAGAAACTAGAACAAGACGGCATTACCGAAGAAGAGTTACAAAAAGTAGTAGCCGCAAAAGGTCACTATGAAGTAGAAACACCAATCAGTGATTATTCAGACGATTTCATTACACGTTGGATTATCCCGAATTGGAAGAAGATTGTAGAAACTATAAAAAATGAAAAAGGAGAACAATAATCATGGAAGAAAATAAAAACATGTTGATGGATTGGAATGATTCCATCGAAGAAGACGGACAGGAGTTAGTCATATTACCAGAAGGTGATTACAACTTTACAGTAACTCATTTTGAACGAGGTAGATTTCCTGGAGGACCAAAGATTCCTGCTTGTAACAAAGCAACAATTACCGTACAAGTAGAATCAGAAGAAGGACGAGCTATTGTGAAATTTGATTTGTTGCTATATCGCACAATCGAGTGGCGTATATCATCATTCTTTAGATGTATCGGACAGAAAAAACATGGTGAGAAATTAACGATGGATTGGAATAAAGTTGTTGGTTCCAAAGGACGTGCACATTTCAAACCTCGTAAATACATCAATTCCTATGGTGATGAAAAAACAACAAATGACATCGATCGCTTTATAGACTACAACGAAGAGTTCTTCATTCCAGACGATCTTCCTTTCTAGGAGGTAATGGTTATGGAACTAAGACCTTATCAAAATGAAGCAGTTGAGGCAATTAGAAATGAATGGATTCAGGGACATCAAAAAACATTATTAGTACTTCCTACTGGAACAGGGAAAACAATCGTATTTTCAAAAGTAGTGGAGGAAGAGACGAAGGATGGAAGTAAAGCACTTATCCTTGCCCATCGTGGAGAATTGCTCGATCAAGCTTCAGAAAAATTATTAGAAACCAGTGGATTGGATTCGGCTTTAGAAAAGGCTGAGTCCTCTGCCATTGGCTCATCAGAACAAGTTACAGTAGCATCCGTTCAAACATTATCACAACATAAACGACTTACTAACTTTCCTAGTAATTACTTTAAGACAATCGTAGTTGATGAAGCACACCATTCCATGAGTACTACATATCAGCGAATACTAAGTCATTTTGAAGGTGCGAATGTATTAGGAGTAACTGCCACACCAGATCGTTCAGATCAAAAGAATCTAGGAAAATATTTCGATTCAAAAGCCTATGAGTATTCATTACATCAAGCAATCAAAGAAGGATACCTAGCACCTGTAAGAGCACAGATGATTCCGCTTGAATTAGATATCCATAGTGTTGGTGTATCCAATGGCGACTATGCAGTAGGTGAAGTTGGCTCAGCACTAGAACCATATTTAAATCAAATTGCACTTGAAATGCTCAACTACTGTAAAGGTAGAAAGACAGTTGTGTTCTTACCATTAGTAAAGACATCACAGAAGTTTTGCGAACTACTTAACTTACATGGAATACGAGCAGCTGAAGTAAACGGAAACAGTAAAGACAGAGATGAAATCTTAGCTGACTTTGAAGTTGGAGAATATGATGTTTTATGTAACTCTATGTTGTTAACGGAAGGTTGGGATTGTCCTTCAGTAGATACCATTGTTGTATTACGACCAACGAAAATCAGAAGTTTATATCAACAAATGGTCGGACGTGGTATGAGACTACATCCAGGAAAGAAAGAGTTATTGTTACTTGATTTTTTATGGATGACGGAACGCCATGATTTATGTAGACCTTCCGCACTAGTATCAAAAGATGAAGAATTAGCAAAACGCATTGATCAGAAAATGATGGATCAAGAAAGTGGTATTGATTTACTGGAAGCTGAAGTCGAAGCAGAACGTGATGCCATTCAAGAGCGTGAAGATGCGTTAGCACGAGAACTTGCAGCGATGCGTAAACGAAAATCAAAACTTGTGGATCCTATCCAATATGCATTTTCTATATCAGCAGAAGACTTGGCTAGTTATGAACCTACCTTTGTTTGGGAAATGGGACCTGCGACTGAAAGACAACTTAACTACTTAGAAAAACATGGAATCTTCCCTGATGCAGTTACAAGTTGTGGTATGGCAAGCATGCTCATTGAAAAACTGAAAAATAGACAAATTGAAGGATTAGCAACACCGAAACAAATACGCTTCTTAGAACGATACGGATTCTTACATGTCGGTATGTGGGCATTTGAAGCAGCAAGCAAAATGATAACACGAATTGCAGATAATCGTTGGACATTACCTAGAACAATCAATGCTGCAACATATAGACCATAGGAGGACATCAATGGACAGTATATTAGAAGCTTTAAAACAAATAGATGCATCAAAAACAACATACGAAGAATGGATTCAAATAGGTATGGCACTAAAAGCCGAAGGATATGACTGTTCAGTATGGGATGACTGGAGCAAGAATGACAGCCGTTATAAAGACGGTGAGTGCGATAGGAAATGGGGAACTTTCAAAGGTTCCTCTATTCCCATATCAGGTGGAACAATTATCAAGATGGCAAAAGATACAGGTTGGGAACCTCGTGGTGGATTCATGGACTGGGACGATACGATTGAATATGATGGTGACGGTTTAATCTATGATCCTACAACAGACCTCACACCCTCTGAGCACCTAATTAAATATCTTGAAACACTATTCAAAGATGATGAGAAGGTTGCCTATGTAACAAATGATGTATGGCAAGATAGTGAAGGAAAATGGAAACCAGGAAAAGGATACTATGATAGAACTGCTAAAGAATTAATCAATGAGCTCAAAAAGTATCCTGATGATATCGGTGCAGTCATTGGTGACTGGAAAGATGAATGTGGTGCATGGATAAGATTTAACCCAGTTGATGGAAGTGGTGTTAAGAATGAAAACATTACTAGATTTACCTATGCATTAATTGAATCAGATGACATGCCTATTCCGGATCAGGATGCTCTATATAGAAGATTAGAATTACCTATATCATGTTTAGTGCACAGTGGTTCAAAGAGCTTACACGCAATCGTTAAGGTAGATGCGCCAAATTACCAAGAATATCGCAAACGAGTCGAGTACTTGTATGACTTTTTAGCTAAACATGACTTCAAAGTAGATACGGCAAATCGTAATCCATCAAGGTTATCACGGCTGCCCGGAGTAACTAGAAACGGCGTTATTCAAACATTAGTAGATACGAACATTGGAAGAAGAAACTGGAACGAATGGATGGATTTTGCTGAAGGTGTCAATGATGAAATGCCTAGTCTAAGATACTTAGATGAAGCACTTGCAAATCAACCTAAGTTACCTGATGAACTTATAGAAGGAGTCGTACGTGTTGGACATAAAATGCTTATATCTGGTTCATCTAAAG